GTGCTCTTCCGATCTAGTGAATCAGGAGATCCTTGTTGACCAGTACTATGTGATACTGTAATACCTTCTGTTAATAAACTGTTGAGTTCATGCTCCCAGCTTTCAAATTGTTTATCTTTCATATCATTACTTTCTTTATATGTTGTTGGGGTACTTAAAGTCTTTAAGAATCCACTACTATCTGTTGCTGGAGACGTTCTTGGAACTGCCATTGGACTGCCAGGCTTACTAAAATCACTACCGGGTTTAGCACCTGGGTGTTGTGTGTAACTACTAAAGTCTTTAGGAGTACGTGTTGCAAATCTTTGTTTATCTGTATTAGTTAACGTATTATATGGTAATTCTTTTTCGTGTGCAAGGTATTTTAATGTTTGATTTACTAATTCATTTTGACTAGCAACATCTAAATCACTATACTCATCACTATGTTTTACTAATGCTTTCAACACTTCTTCTGCTTGTTGAACATTCTTTGCTCTCTTAAGGTCGAACACACTACCATCACCTTTATGATTTGATACATCATCATAGAAGTTAATTAGTAGGTCTTTCATTGCACCTTCTGTTAATTTGGTCATAGTTATACTTTCTTCTAGTTTGCCTTGTTTAGCCAACTTTGCACGAACTGCGCCTGCTACACGCTCACCGGCAGCCTTTGAACCATAACGCTTACCTGCATCTTTTGCTATCTTAGCAAAGTTCTTACCTGGCTTACCTTCGTCGCGGCCTTCTTCAACTGATTCTTTTTTGATGTACTGATCCTTAATACGACCTTTTTGTTCTTCGCTAGCGCCTTCACGACCTGCTTGTTGTAGTGCTTCAAAACCTTTTTTGCCATACTTCTTAATGCCAGTATATCTTTGTAAACCGTTTTCCGTTACTTCTTCTTCTTGGAACAATGCACCTTTGACATCACCCTTTGCTAACTTAGATAAAGGACCACCGATATCTTTCTTAACTTTTTGCATGAAGTTCTTTGGTTCTGCAGCACGATTTGCCATACGTTGTTCGGCATCACGGGCACGATTTTGTACGCCCATTTCACGTGTCTTGCCAATCATATCTAACTCTACTGGATGGGGTTTGTTTTCTACAACACCCTGGTCTTCAAAACTTGTTTCACTAACATGGTCAGGTAGACCTTTGTGTTTAGTCTTTGCAAAATCTTTAGCATCTTTCTTGCCGATATCTTTTGCAACACCTTTTAATTCTTTACTTGCTCCAGGAACTTTCTTTCCTTTTTGCATTGCATGAACCATACCAAAGAAACGTTGTTGTGCCTTAGATTTAGCCTTTTCGCTAATAACACCTTCTTCGCCAGTTTCATGTTCTACATCACGCTCATGCTGGCTATCCATATAGTCAGCAACGCTTGCTAACATACCTTGTGCTTGGGAAATTTTCATCTCAACCCATTCAGGCAAGTCTTCTTGGTCGCTTATTCTATCTTCTAAATCTCTTGTTGAACGTGCAATAGTATGCAATTGTGTCTTAACAAAATCACCTTCCATATCATATTCTGCTGGATCATGACCTTCATGCTCATCACTATCAAATTCATCTTCACCTAATGAGTTATTAACACCGTTACTATCAGTTGCACCAGGCAATGATATATCACCAGTAGACATCAAGTCTTTTATTTTTGCAGCAGACTGTGGATCTTTAGCAGTAATACCAGTTGGTTCATTGTTCATTGTAATTTCACTTGCACCTGGTAATGGTTTAACCCCTACACTATCATCTTCATTTAACTGATTAAATTCTGCTTCTTCAATATATTCTTTTAATGAATGCTTAACAGATTTCTTGCCTACTTCTTTACTTGGCTTTTTACCACCACCAAATACTGAACCTAATGTTGCAGTATCATATGTTTTGTCCTCACCTGATGTGCCAGCACCTTTCTTAGGACGACCGCGTCCTTTTTTAGGTTCATCTTTTTTCGCTTCAGCACCTTTATTTACTTTGCCGATTTTATGTCCATACTGGTCACGCACATCTTCTTTGCCATGACTAGTACCATAAGTACCTTTATGAACTTTACTATCTTCGTTGATAGTATCTAATGATTGTATTAGGCTTCTGAAATCCATTATATCTTATCCTTATTTTCTCTTATCCAATTTGTCTTCAATTCGACTAAGTTGTTTTCTTAATTCTTCTACTTTGTCATTAGTGTTTTGAACAGTTACGCTAGTAACTTCCATTTTAACATCTAATTTTTGTAGTGCGGTATCCATAGTCATATAGCCTGTACCGCCTATACTACATGCACCTATTAATATCCAAGTGAGTTGACTAGTAGAAAAATCCATAATTATTTAACCTTATTCATTCTAGCATTGCCCACTAGAGGTCTCTGAGGAGGAGTCATCTTAGACATTGGGCTTTGTGTGTTGATGCCTTCTTTGCTCTTGTTTGGACTTGTAGGTGTCTTTGGAGCATCAAACATATAATCAATACTAGGTCTCTTTGGAACTACTTTATCTAAATATTGATTGGCATAATCTTTACTTGCTTCTTTACCATTGTCTTCCATTTCGGGTTGTAACAATAGTGGTTCTGCCTTCATTTCGTTACCTAACTTTTCACTTTCTGCATTGATGCTATCATTATAATCAGTTGTTGTAACTCTAACTTTATTGATATTGCACCCTAATGATTGTGCAACTTGTTGAATCATTGGTTCGTTTGCTGGGTATTTGAATTCTGCTTTAATAATTGTCACAGATTCATTTTGTAACTCAGGGAAACCATATGGGTCTTTTTGAATTGGGGTGGATTTTGGATCTTCAATTTTGACGGGGTCAAATTTTGAAAGGTTATACATAAACATATCAAGAAAGTTCTTATCTAAATCGCCGGCGATTTTGATAGTATACTTGTATGTTCGTGCAGATTCCATTAGATAGTGACGAAGGCTTTTCATATTTTATTCCTATATAATATTTATCTTTATTGCGTTTTTTTACTTTCCAGAATACTCTTAAGTAGTTCATTACGGTCTAGTAATTGACCCTCACCAGCAGGAACAGCCTCTATTTCTTTTACTTTCTCACTAATCTTGTGATCCAGTGCGGCTTTCTTCAATTGTAAGTCTAGCATTTTGAGTTTTTTGTTGATTTTTGCAGTTTTGGCGGTAATAGCATGTCCCAACATACTACTTGCGCTGTTGAATATTTCACTAGCAAAACGACTATCAACTTGCATACCTAAATCCATTAAGTCTTTGTAACTGGATGTTGCTAATCCTGCAAGTTCATCCATTTCAGTATCACTAGCCTCAAGACCTCTAATTTGAGGTAATGCGTTTTCTATCTTTTCAAGTGTTGAATATGCTTCTTGTGATATTATTTCTATTTCCTTATTCTCAATGATATCCTCATTGAGGGTATCATCTAATTGCGGAAGTTCGAATAATTCTTCAAGTTTTTTTGTCATACTACTATCCTATAATAGTAGTATTTATTACTTTTTCTTACCCTGATAGAAAAGGTCGTCTTCAGTAATGACACGGAAAGTAAGTCCGTTTTGTTTACAGAATGCCATAGCACTTGCCCATTTAGCATGATTAACTGCTACTACTGCTCTGTTTTGTGCTGACATTTTACTTTCAATCAAACTTTGTTTTTTTGGTTTGATTTCAACAATTTCTGCTCGTTGTTGGCCATGTTTGTTTTCATATACTACTAAGAAGTCAGGTATATAATTAGTTCTTTTACCCGTTAATGGATGTATATAAGGAATAACAATTGATTCACTTGACCATTGAATAATATTTTTATTTCTGTCACAGAACTGCATGAACGTAAATTCCCAACCACTACGATATTTAGGATTATGTTTACCTATATATTTTTGAGGTTGAGTTGGTATAAAAATACCTTGTGCGTAGTTAGCCATTACAGTATGATATTACGTTGTACGTTTTCATTAGGTTGTGGTATAACACTAATACCATACATTGCAGTTTTACTTTTTATGTTGTTCAAATAATAAATCATAATGGCATTGGCTTCAACCTTTGATTTACCTTGAATGAAACTTAATAGAGTAAGAGCATTCTCACCTGTAATACCGGCAATTCTAAAAATCATAGTTGCAAAGTTTTTTGCAATCGTATCACTATTACTAACTGATTTAAAGTATGAACGAACAATTTCATATTGCGTTGCATCTACTGTCATATCATACCTATAAAAACTATCAAATAATTTTACTGAGGTATCTAACGTTGAACTTGGTGCGTCTACTGTATTCATAATTATCTACCGTTGTTGATATTTTTAATCTGTTGACTAACTTGTGCAGGTGTCATGTTGGCTATTGTAGGATTTCCAGCAATTGCTGCCTGATTCTGCTGACTTACTTGTGCAGAGGATAAGTTTACATTTGCAGCCATTATACTAATTTGTTTATTAATACTAGCAGTGGTTGCAGTATCACTTGTACGATCCATTTGATTAGTGTAATTACTTGATGCAGGACTATTTTGCCCAGTTGACGATGAAGTGTTAACATAATTACCAATGCTTTCAGAAACACCTGACACACCTTTGCCTATTGTTGAATTAATATCATTAGCCACCCCTCCAGGAGATGATGGGAAATTAAATAAATTATTTCTGTTCGGTGAACCAGTTAGCCAATTAGTACTAGCCGCTATTGCTTCACCTTTGATTCCATTAATCAATGCTTGAGGATTGCTAAATTGTTTAGCAGTATTTACAATACCACGTGCAGCACCAAGAAAGTTACCGTTCTCAATATCTTCCATAATACCACCTGCACTAGCAATTAAACCACCTTGACCCATGATGCTTGAATTGCTACCTGGTGCTGCCAATGGGCTTAGTCTAGTATCATAATGTCCTACATCACCAAATTTAGGTACTACCTGACTTGGGTTCTTACCGTCTACAGCACCGGTATAATATTTTACAGTTTCATATTCAAGTGTCATTGAATTTTCCATGACGCCATTACCTTCATTATATGAGTAAGTATCATGTGAGAAACTTTGAATCATTGGATTAATCAATCTGTATAACACAAAGTTATGTTGATTGAACCCGTATATATTAATGGATCTAAAAAAAGGATCTTTTGAATAACTCTGACTAGCCGTATCAGGTTCCCCTATGTAACCCCAATCATCATCCTGACTAATATTAGAATCATATATTGTTCTTTTATTAATATCTTTTGTTTTTCTTTTATCACCGTTTTTTCTAGTAGATGTTGAACCTACAGGATCTGCTTGTAATGCATCTTTATAGTAATATGTATAATATGCATACCATAACTTATTAATTAAATTACTATTATCATCGTGAAATTGAATTTGAATAGGTTCGTATTTGATTTTTGTTTGTATAATTCGTTTACGATTGTATTGATTCATCGTGTGTAAATCAAAACTATATTTAGGTAATTGTACTGTTTTTACTGCAAGACCATAGTTTCTGTCAGTGGGCATAATTGGTTCTTGCAATGATGTTATATCACTATCATTAGTTTCAAAATATACGTGAAATAAGAACTTATACTTAGGTGCATAACCATATGCATTTGAGACAAAGGTTTTACTTGCGTGAGTATAATCACGCAAGTAATCGTTAGTTAAGAAACCTTTTGCAGCGTCACCCAAGAACTGCTGAAAGAAGCCTGCCATTGTTACCTTGTAGTACCGATACCTGTAACAGCAGTACCACCGAACGCACGACCAACATTAGTACCAATACCACTTGACAATGGTGATTGAACTGCATTATCAAATCTGATTGATAATTGAATTGTTGCTGGTTCATTTGACTTATAATCCATGTTGTTGTAGTTTACAGTCTTAATGAAGCAACCATACAATTCCCATGTTTCTAATGTATTAGGAACTAATACACCGTTACCACCATCAAGTACTTCATAAGTAATTTGAAACTTATAATCTTGACCGGTAGCAGCAGATGCTTGTTCAACAAAGTCAAATTGTTTCTGTATTTGTTGACCAACTAATTTACTTACGTTACCGGCGGCATCATCACGTAAATTGATTTGAGTCTCTTGCCATGTTGGTTTGCCAGTAATATAAATTTTTGAGTTGTAAATCGGAAGTTCAATTTCTTCAAATTGAATTTGAGGACGTTGAATATCCATAACTTGTTTAGTCAATTCTTGTGTAGAACCACCGACACCAAAGTTAAGAAATAATGCTCTGAAGCGATACTGTAACTTAGGCATTAACAAGCCCTGAGAGCTAGGGGTATTGTCTGACCCTACTGTCATGTTAAACAGTGAATTTGAGGCTGTTGCCATTTTTATATCTCCTTAATATTATTTATCTTACTGGCCACTGAGTGTTCCAGTGTTAACGATACGTACTGGAATATAAATGAATTCAGCCGCTTTAACTGGCTCAATTGCAACGTCTACCCAAAGTTCGTTTCTATCGATACGTGATTTAGTATTATTACTTTCATCACATACTACTAGATAGTCATATAAACCGCGTTTAGCAACTAAATCGATGAACAATGATTGAACTACTGCTGTCAATTGACTACGTGTCAATGCATCGTTTGGTTCGAATACGAACGGTCTAGCCGCAATTTGTAGTTGATAACGAATATAACAAACTAGTCTTGCAACATTAATTCTGTCCAGTGCGCTATTACTTGCATATGATGTTTTGTTACCATAATTCAATAATCCAACACCAGTGAAGTATGCTAATGGATTAATTTGATTAGTGTATAATACATCACGAATACTATTACGATTTTTAACTGATTGGAATTCGCCAGTAGTACCGTTTAAGTAACCAATGTTTGTAGCATTTGTAATATTACCTCTACGTACACCTGCTGCCGCTAACCAAGGATAAGCAATTGTATCATTTGTTAAGAATGTACGTAATACCATATGGCTTGCTGGAACAACTGCGCTTGTACCTGATAAGTCACTTGTAATACCGCTTGGGTAGAATACTCCCATGTATGTATCACGTGTAACCCAACCTTCTTCACCTGTTTCAGTTGCCATCATTTGATTGGTTGCCCAGTTAGTAAGATTAGTTGCTTGGTCATCTAATCTTAATGGAGTATCACCAATAATGAATGCAGTTTGATTACGGTCGTTATTCAATGTAATCATATCTGGTTGCAATTCAGGATAGTTAGGAGCCGCAATCAAGTTAATGAATGTATCTTCTTCACGTATCTGCATATTTGTATTGATTGCTGCCTTCAATGCTTGAACAACCATGTTACGTTGTGCCTTACGACCCATATATGCTGATCCGTCTTCTTTATGACCACTAGCACTTACCCATGCATAAGGCATATCTGGTAATTTTGGTACATGAGCAGGGTCAGTATCATTTGCAGCATATGCATCTGGATAGTTAGCAGCAGAGAACCAATTTGGTTCAAAACGCTTAACGTTAAATCCTGAACGTCTTGTATTGAATAACAACATACCCTGTGGATATGAATGAGCATTTGGAGCATCTAAATCTAAGTAATTGCTTGATACTAGTCCAGCAATGCTTGGAATAGGATCATTTACTGGATCTACTATACCGCTAGTACCCCAACGTGCATCAGCAAATAATATACCTGAACTAGATATTTGGTCTGTGATATCAATAGCAACCCATTGTTTAACTCCGTTAACTTCTTCCCAACGACTTAAGTTAGGATAGTTCTCTAAATCTGCTGAATTCAACCATAGATCACCATAATTTAATGCTGAACCATTGTCTTGTGTAGTTGGAATACTTGCAGAAACAATTACACCGCCACTGTTTGTATTACCTGTACCTGACAACAATCCACCAGTTGGGTGTCCTGATGTGTCATAGTTAGAATTTTTATAACCGACCCATCTGTTATTCTTATTAACCATGATATCAACTTCAGTAGCAGTACTATAGTACCAATGTGCTTGTGATACTGGTAACGCTGCTGGCATACCTTCATTTGCAATGTAGTCTAATGGATACCAATTACTTAATGCAATATAGTATAATGGTTTTGCAATACCTGAAGTGATAGTTACGTGTGTTAACGAACCTGAACCACCTATCGATTGTACTACCATAGTTAAATCATTATCTGGAGTTACACCACCTAAATGGTCACCAGTGATAACAATAGTATCACCCTTAGCATAACCTGTACCACCAGTTGCACTATTAACAACATAATGTCCTGTAGCATTACTGATATTGAATACAGCGCCTACACCTGATCCAGTTGTACTACTTTGTGCTAATGAATTATTGATGTAAGTATCTAAGAAACTTCTTCTTACGCCCGGTGTTGTATCTGGTGTAAATCCTAATGCAGTTAATAGACCAGTATAGTGACCTGCTGCATCAATGTTACTAATGTAGATGTCACCACCTAATGTATGAGTAAGTTGTAATGCACCATCAGTTGTTATTTCTGCTTTAGTATAAGGTATTTGTTGATAAGCCCAGTTAGCAACAAATGTAGCCAGTGTACCATCAGTGATAGGAATATTATATGTACTACTTACTTGATTTGATCCAGGTAAACTTACACCAACTTTAAGTGATTTTCCTACATAATTTGTTGGGCTAGATAAATTAGGATTATTTACTGATCCAGTAACTACTGTTGGGCCAGTAGCATTTCTATAATAGAACTCTATCGCAGATTCTGGAATTGCTTGTGTATTAATAGTAGAAATGATAGTACCTTGTGGAATAGCCTTTCCACCTGATGAATCTAGATTATACAATGCACTAAGTTCAGTTTGGTATATATTAACTAATTGAGAAACAAATTGACCTTTAGCAAGACTATACTTGCTTAGTGCTAAATTCATTCCGCTTCCTGTTTGACTTGTCTTAATCCATACAGATCCGCTTGGTCTTGGATTATCTTGACTTGCAGTCCATAATGGCATCATTGCACTTGTACCAAATGAAACTTCAGGAGTATAGTATGATCCTGGAGTAATACCCAAGTCATCTAATAAAGTTCCCGTTCCGCTTATAATAATTGATTTATTTCTGCCATACTCACCATAATAAATCTCTAGTGATCCACTGTTATTCATTTGTGCATATAAATCACCAATGTGTAAATTGTTAATAGCAGTTGCAAAGTTACTTGGGCTAGTAGTACCATTTCCAGGAACTACTACATCTACAGTAATACCTAATGCAGATAAATTGATGTGCATTACTTCACCACTAACTAATGATACAGGAGTAGCCGTACCAACTATAGTTGGGTTAGACATTTTCCATTCTTTAGTTCCTATTGGAACCCATTCGTTGATTGATGTCTTATAAAAGAATGTATGTGCTGACAATAATCCATACATAGGTGACATTGGAATTACTGCATAGTCGCCTGGGTTACCTATAGTCTTTATTGGATATGGATTAGAACCAGTTGTAATTGTATTAGCACTAGTTAATACATAAGGAGTTTCTGGCATAAACTTACCAGTATCAGCATTAAACTCATAAATTCCCCAAACACTAGCCGTAGTATCTAACCAATATGTACCGTCTGGTGGAGGACCTTCTGGGCGTGTTAAACTACCTACTAGTTCTGCTAAATCAATATCAGCACGTAAAATGTAACAACTATTAGTAACTCCTAATAGTGAATAAGCAGCCAATAAGCCATACTCGTTAAGTTCGTAACCATGAATTGGTGTACCATCTGTCGTCTTATAGAAGAATGGAGTACCAAACAATGTTACTAAATCACGTTGACTTGTTAATTGATATAGTTTATTAGCATTACCTGCTAATGTACCAGCGGCGATTGTTCCTGCAGATGTAACGCTTGCTTTATTTGTAGCAGTCGCTAAAATGAGTAAAGGTATTGAATTTGAAGCGGCAGGCAAATATTGACTTTGGTCAATGATAGATACTTGTACGCCTGGTGAATTTAATGCCATTTTATTTTCCTTTAAATGTTATGTATAGGGTTCATGCCCGTCATAGTAATATTTAGCACAGGATCATAAAAATACCCCAATAACCATGCCTTCGAAGGTTATTTACTAAATAAACATATGAGACCTATATGTAAAACTTGTAATAAGAATTTTTGTGCGATTAACTATAAACGTGATGAGATTATACACTATCGTAGTGGATGTGATGAATGCGGTAGAAAGAAAAAGAAACTAGGACCTAGAGTGCCCAGTTGGCAAAAAGCAGGGTATAAAAGAAAAACCACATGTGATTCATGTGGCTTTCATAGTATCTATCCAAGTCAGACTGTAGTCTATCACATTGACGGAGACTTGAAGAATGTCAAGTTTAACAACCTCAGAACTATATGTTTAAACTGTGTTGAGGTTGTCAAGCGTAAGGAAGTTACCTGGCGTAGGGGTGATTTAACTGTTGATTAACTTCTCTATTTGACTATGTAAATGGTCTATAGTATCATTATTATCAATATAATGGTCATAGTTTAGTCCCACACTACTATATTCACTTGCATGAATTTTCAGTTTATCTAGTTTAGATTTGCTTGTTGACCAAAAAGCATTTCCATTAGGACCTTTATTATAGTTGACTGCCGATTCGTACCATTCAGGTCTTTCACCTCGTTCTACTCTCAATGTCATTCCACCTGCATTTTTAATGGCATTGACTTCATTAGCAAAACGACAATCAGTAATTACAATATTGTCTTTAGCCTTACGTAGTTGATTTTCAACACTTGCTACCCAGATATCATTATGAAATCCGTTACGACAAACTTCGGTACCCCACTGTTGCAGTACCCATCGAGGAGTTAGTTCAGGTATATTTAATCGTTCACTCCACCACAAATCTAGTTGCTCACGCCATTCTCTGCTAGATTTTGTGGTGCCCTCAAGTAACTCCCGATCCCAACCAAAGACTGATGAAACTGCATCTTTTAACGAACCAGCAAAACTAATACGTTTATACCCGTGAAATGTAGTAAGATAATCTGCGATAGTATCTTTACCGCTACCAATAAACCCTGTAATACCTATAATCATAAAACAAAACTCCTGTAATAACATTATACTACAGGAGTGTGACAAAAGTAAAGTATTAGGTTATATTAATTTAGAAAGATTTGGGTCAGATAAAATAAATTGTTTTGCCTGTTTAATATCTATTTCACTTACACCTTCCATAGTGTAAACATAACGGGCATCTTCCTCTGATATTGGCACTAGTTTAATGCTTTCAATCTTATTGTTAAAATATAAATTTTTAGGTTGTCCACGATGCATTCCATCAACATCTATCCATTCTATTTGGTCAAAGGATTTTACACAACAAATATGAGAAATTTCTGTACTATCTTCTTCTTCAAAATCATCATAATAATATCCAGTCCAAGCACCTAGGGGTAATTTTGTTAGTTGATGTAGTGCCATAGCAAATGCATCACACATTCCAGCCCTATAGATAGATTTACCATCTTTAAGTTTATCTTCACGAACTGTGTTGTCTTTTGGTCTAGTCAATATAAATCTTAATCCCGTTTCTGAATTATAGTCTTGGTCTAAATCCCAATTAGGTATTAAACGCTGAATCATTTTTCTATATAATGCAATGCGACTGTTTTCTTTTGCATCAAATACAATTTTTTGTACATTATCACCATAGACTTGTAAAAATTCACGAAATATATCTACTACAATTGACATTACTTCTGCTGAATTACCTGTACCCGTTGTACCAAATAGTGATAATTTTTCAGGATCAAATAAATCTCTAACTAAACGAAATTGTATTTCCCATGTTTCTGGTTTATCATCTAGGTGATGATTAAATGCTTGCCATACGTATTTTCTTTTACCTACTGTAAAATGTGCAACTGCCTCATCAGGAGAGTGGCGGTTCCACTCCCAGTTTTGGTTACCGGGACGAAATAGTTCAGTAATGAACTCGGTTGCTCTCATTAGCCTTGAACCCATGTCAATGGTTGACTGTAATCTACATAGTTCTTCAAATCTAATAACAATTGGTCTTGCATTGCTTTGGCTTCTGATTTCAATGCTGAACCGTTCATTGTTGTACCGCCACCTGGACCTGCAATACTGCCAAACTTTTCACGTGCTTCGCCTAATATTAGTTTAAGTTGGCTAAGTGTCCAATCACCGATCCATATACCAGCACCCGGGTCTTGTAACAATTCTGATTCAGGGCGTTGTGTATCGGCCCAAATTAATATCTGTTCACCTGAACCTTTGATATTGCGAACTAAACGGATTTGTTTTGTTACAGGATTGAATGTGTAAACAATATATCCACCGAACATACGTGCGGCTAATTCAATATATCCTGCATAGAAATCATATGTGGCTAACCCACCTGCATAGTTATAATTCAATAAGTAGGTGTTAAGAATAGCACTACTAAATGGATCAAAACTGCTAGAACTAGGGCCTGTTTCTAATCCTATTGTTCTACGAAATACTTGTCTTACATTAATAAACTCAGGAGGTAGGGTATAAGTGTCAACACCGGCTTCCAATTTCATTAACGTATAAGATTCAACTGTGGCATTTTGGGCACGTTGACGATATATCTTAACTGCATAGTTAAATGCAGCCTCATAATGTTCAGGGTCTAATTCTATATCAATTATCCCACCACCTAAACGAAAATGTAAACTTTGATATAATTCTTGTTTAAGTTCTTCTAAACTTCTTGTAGCCATGTAAATCTCCAGATAGTGTATTTATCTGGAAATCCTGACATGTCACAAATCGCCTTCTTTGCGGTTCTCTGAATAGTATGCATCAAAACTACCACCGGGATAACGGCTTTCTAGTTTCTTAACATTCTCATTAATAACATCATTTGGGTCTAGGTTCAATGCACGACATGCATTAATCCAATACCACATAACATCACCTAACTCTCGTTTCATGTGGAATACATTTTCGTTAGTTAGTGCTTTGCCCTGAAAGAAAATCTTTTTAGGAATCTCAATAAACTCACCACTCTCTGCCGCTAGCCCTAGACAAGCAGTTAACAAGAATGGAATGTTAACATCAGGACCATGTTTCATTTGTCCGTCATTTAAATCTAATTCATAGTTA